TGAGGAGTCGCCATGTTTTTCTCCGTAAAGTCTCAGTTTATCTAAAAAATATTTATTAAAAATATACTTTACATAGGGGAAACGTGGAATGAACAGAATTTACCAGTCAGGGTATTCCCACTTATCAAATACCCTATTGGCCATTCTGCTAGTAACTACTCTTTTTATAGTACAATCCTTGCACTCATAAGAAAAGGAAGATGCAACTGGACCTCTATTTTTTCTTGTTCTATAAAAACCATCTATCAAATTCTTTTCTTCTCCACAGACTCTACATTTTCTATCAGATAATAGTAAGTGACCTAATTTTATTTGCTTTTCTATTTCCATTATGTTAAGTACTCCCACATATATGAACGATCCCCATATTCATCGGCATACCATCTATCACCATCACCATCAACAAAACTAGATTCGTCCATACCATCGGAAATGAATCCAAATGGAGACATATCTTGTTCTATTTGATTTTTTTGTTCCTCATACAATCTTTTTCTAACGTCTTGGTCAGTGAGTTCTTTGAAATAATCTTGTGCTACAAGCCAAGCATATATTACTAAGCACATTGCAAGGTCATCATTACATCCTTCTTCTGCTTCGAATGAATTATGCTTTTGGATAAAAGTTGTTAACTCTGCAATAATCTCATAGTCATTAATTAATAATTTATTTTCCTCAATCATCGTTTTAAGATTGAGGCAACCAACTTTTTTAACAGTCTTGGACATCTTAACGCCAAGTTGAGTTTTTTTACCAGAAAATCCTTGTCCAACAATTTGACCAGCTCTACCTCTCATAGAGCACATAAGCAAATTCTTATACTCTAGATCATACTGAAGTATGCTAGCAACCTGATCTCCAATATCATTAACTTCGCATAAGATAAATGCCTCATTATAACTACTTGCTATTTCGTGAATTATAGATGGAAATAGCATTGGTTTTATTTCATTATTTCGATATTTTGCCACTACTTTGTGAGGAAACTGTGTTATGTCAATGACAGTAAATGCCGAATAGTCATTTCCAACACCCCTAGCAACGTCAACAGTGATTGCATAATCGTGATTATTCTCGGGGTCTACATAAACATCTAAACCAGCACCACGGGTCTTGGGGTGGTCGTATACGAGCGTTCTAAGTTTAGATGGTGCAATTAAAGTGTCAACCGAACCTAAAAACTCACATTCAAACTCAACTTTGAATTGCTGTTCTGAAGTATTTGCGATCGTCTGTGCTTTCCAGGCTTCGTCTCTTCCAGGTACTTCACTCCAATGAACATCCGTATAAACATATTCATTTTTACCTTTTTCCGCATCGTGCCACATTCGGTAGAAATGATTCATACCGTGCGGAGTTGAAACAATGATTACTTTTGTATTCTTACCCGAAGTAATTGTTGGATATACTGAAGCAAAGAAAGAATCTGCAATATGATTTGGGACGAACGCAAATTCATCCAAAAATAAAATATTGAATGACATACCACGAACTGCAGAAGCAGAAGTAGAAGCAGCCAAGATCTTACTTCCGTTTTCAAGTTCCAAAGAACCTTTGTTCCAAGAGATGATCCCTTGTTGCATCCATTTTGGTAAGTTTTCATATGCGGTCTGAAGTCTATCTAATAGTTCTCTAGCAGTTGCTGCTTTGTTTGCAAGAATACCAATATTTACATTATCATTAAAGACCGCAAAATGTAAAAGGAAAGATACCACAGTAGTAGACTTACCAGTCTGTCTAGGCATCTTACATATATTAAATCTGTGATTATGAAAATTATTTACTAATTTTTCTTGGAACGGATACAACTTAAAAGGTTGTAATCCATGGTCAAGTGTAACAATCTTTACATAATTTTTTGCAAAATAAACTGGATCGTCTTTACACTTTACAAATTCTAAAATTTGATCTTGTGTAAATTCAATCGCAGTATTTGCTTTTTTAAGATTTGGATTACCTAAGTATACGTCACTCATAATAAACTCTCTAAATTATCAATTACAATTCCATCTACGAAGTGCTTTATTGATTCTCGAATCTGGATCTCTTGAAGTTTTTGCTGATGTTAACTTTGATTTCATACCTTTCATCCTACTGCAGAATGACTTACGACGGGATGCTCTTTTTCCTGTAGGATTTTTTTCAGTTACTGCAGTCTGCAATTTAGAACCTGGATTTTCCCTTTTGTATGCATTAACAGCTTTTTGACTTAATCCATCAGTTTTATCTTGACGATTTACTTTCTGCCAATCTTCATCGACCTCTACTTGTTCACCCATTGGTTTTACATAGTTTTTATTAGGACCTAATTTTGCAGAACTCCCTCCTTGTGGACCAAATGCCTGAATAAAGGGTTGTCCTGGTTGAATATCAGATACTGTATGATAAACAACTCTAGAACCCGGATAAACTTTTTGAAGTTCGTCTGAGATTTCTTTGCGAGAAGGAACTTTTAGTTGTGGAAAGAACATCTTAATTGAATAATATTTCCCTTTCCAAGAAACAGTCACTGCAACAACATTTCCTGATTGTGATTGGATGCGAGTTGCCTCTTCAACTTGAGATTTGAATCCTTCAATTGGATCTGGTTTAATTAGATCAATTACTTCCGCAAATGTATTTCCATCAGAGTCTTCAATTGTCACATCTTCCGCTTTCACACAACGATTATACTTTTTACCAAAGAGAGTTTGAGTTCCTTTCTTTTTATAACCAGGCCAACACTTCATTTCATCAAATTCCATTTCACCACTATCAATATAATCAGCGGCAGTATCGATATAGTCTGCTGCTTTTGTTATTTTTGATTGAACCCAAGCTTCTAAACTACCTTCACCTTTAGAGACCTTTGATTGCAATCTGTCTACTGCTCTTTTAATAGTCGCTAGTTCACTACGAGCCATGGAATATTCTTCATCCTTTATTGATAGTTTATCCCAGACTTTTTCTCCATATGCACACTCTGATCTAGATTCTCTCTTCTTACATAATGGACAGTATCTCTCTTCCCCCCCTTCGTGCATATGCATTTCCTCCGTCTTATTACCCCAGTTGGCAGCACCAACTTTACGGCATTTGACAAGTGCTCCTGAAGCATATGCACTAGGCCAAACATCATATCTGGATTTTACTTTATTGTAACAAGCATCTTTTTTACTACTACCTTTTCCAGGTTTGTCCTTTACTTCTTGCAAATCCATTTCTTCAGTCCTTACGTTAGTTGGTTTTGCTCCACCAGTTTTTTGTGGTTGATTTGGATCTTGTCTGTTTTTTCTACGTCTTGCTCTTTCTTCCTCTTTGGGAGACAAATTTGCTGCCATTTTTGAACTACCGCACTTTGGAGTTGATGTTTGTCCTGGCTGGCGAGCACAAGGTTTACCTGCCCACTTTCCTCCAAGTTGAACCCAACCTTTCTTGCCATCGGATGATTTTGATTTACTAAACCAGTCGTGAAGACCCTCATCGCCTGATTTATTCTTTTCGTTAATTTGATCTGTCATTCAACTGGTTTTGATTTGGTTTCTTCACCTTTTGCTCTTTTTTTCCTTGCCGCACAATGAGCACGTTTGGAAAATCCTTTAGGATTTGAGCAGTCAATACTCTTTTTATATTTATTAGTCCACTCTTCTCGAAACCACTTAAACGTCTTCATTTGGTTTTTGTTGTTTTAGTAATTTTGCCAAATCTGCTGTTGATCCTACAAAGAGTGCATTTGTAACATTTGTGGGACCTTTAGATTGCTTTTCTTCTTCCACATCTTTCAGTTTCTTTTGAAGTTCCATTAATTTATCAGTAGCATCTGCGACATTTTTAATCAACTGTCCGGCAACTTCATACGCTCTAGGCATCTCACTTTCTTGAGCAAGTTCAAGAATGCCGTTAATTGCCTCTTGACCTTTTTCAATTAAACTATACAAATTACCTCTTGTATACTCATAATCTTTTCTAACATCATTCATTGATGCGGATATCTTTTCAATTTTCTCTACTTTATCTTTGGGGTTTTCAATAATTTCTGTATCAACATTTAATGCTTTTTCTAGCCCATCGAATTTCTTTGTCATTTTCATAATAACCCTTTAAGATAAAGTACCACTAAAACCAAAATCATCCCCTTCTTCTATTAAAGCATCATCTTGGGTTGTTATCGATTTCACTTCAGATCCGGATAAGTGCGATGTTATAGTTGTCCCATCTCGTCCCCTATCAACAGTCAATACATTTCCACTCTTCAATCTTACATAAACTTCCTCCCCTTCAATATCCAGGAATGAGTTGGATGAAATTGAAGATGCATCATTTACCGTAATAAGTATATCTTCTGTGGTAATATCCTTGGCAAGATTTGTAAGAATAATTCCTGTATAATTTTTGATTGCTCTTGGTTCTGCAGAATATACAACTTCTCTCGTTGTAAGTGTAGAAGGATCTCCTGCAGAGTAACTGATAGTTGTTTTTTTGATAATATCCTTCGTTGCAGTAGAAACGGGTCCAAACAGATATGTTTTGGCAGTAAATCTCAATGTATAAAGAAGAACTCTTCTTGTAGTGAGATCTCCTTCATAATCATCCTGCATTGTTATATTTTCAAGAACAATAGGAATATCTCTCTTTTCGTTTATTGACTCTACTAGTTCTACGGATATATTATAAGATGGTTGAAAATAT